CTCATAGTCATTGATGAGCCTGTGACATCAACAGGAGTTTTTAATCCTGCCGCAACAATACCAACTGACATAGACATAGCTTGTCCAGTAGTTGATTCGTTTGTTGTTTGAACAAGAGTTATTGTGCCCAAACTAGCATCAAGTTGATCTTCAGCAGGTATAATTGTAGGTGATCCATCAATCTGTAAGTCTACCTGACCTACATTTGTAGACATAGATTGACTTCCAGCAGTGATTGAGAAATCAGTAAACCCTACAGCTGTGCCT